TACACTAAATGCAAAAAATGTAGCCCTGGCTGCTATGAAACGTGGGTGGAGATATAGTGATCGACTACAAGTTCCACTCTTTAAAAATGAATGGGGGACCTAATGATTTATTTTGGTGATGAAGGAACACTACTAAAAAATGGTATTACCTTTTATCCTATAACTAGTAAAACTAGTTTGGGATTTAGAATAAGAGTTAGAAATAAACTGTATCAGGTTCGATACAGTAAAGTAACAAACCGTTGGTTTATAGGAAGAAGTGCAATATGAAAAATTTTATCAAAAAACTATTTAAAATTGACAAATATGAAGCGGCTCGTGATAAGGCTGTAGCCGAAACGGCTTTGGCACAAGAGCGTATGAACGATGCTCAAGAAGCCGAACGTCTTGCCAAATTAACACCAAAAGATCGTGCAACAGCCAAAGGTGATCCCTGGGTAGCTGTACTGGATACACATGTTAACAAAGATAATATTAGAAATGGCTTTTTTGAACTTGACTGGAATGACGAATTCATAGTACAATTGAAACAAGCTGGATATGGTTTTGATGGTGATCCAGAAGAAGAAATTGTTGATCGTTGGTTCAGAGATTTAGCTGGCAATATGTTAGCCGAAGCAGGTCAAGATCCAGCACGTCACAGTGGTGGTTACATTAACGTAAACAAACTAGGAAACGGCAAAGCCGTAGTTGAATGACATATATTATAGTTGATACTGCTAATACGTTTTTCCGTGCTCGTCACGTAGTTCAAGGCTCTGCTGATATTAAACTCGGCATGGCTTTTCATATTACTTTTAACAGTATCAAAAAAGCATGGCAAGATTTCGGCGGTACTCACGTGGTATTCTGCCTTGAAGGTCGTAGCTGGCGTAAGGATTTTTATAAACCTTATAAGGCTAATAGACAAGAAACTCGCGATGCCATGACTGTTAAACAACAAGAAGAAGATAAGTTGTTCTGGGAAGCCTTTGACGAGTTTAAAAACTTCATTACAGAAAAAACTAATTGTACAGTAATGCAACATCCTAATTTAGAAGCAGATGATCTAATTGCAGGTTGGGTACAAGCACATCCAGATTCTAAACATGTAATCATTTCAACAGATGGTGACTTCGCACAATTAATTAGTCCTAACGTAAGCCAATATAATGGTGTAGGTGATTTACATATCACACACGAAGGAATATTTGATGCTAAAGGTAAACCCGTTAAAGACAAAAAGACAGGTGAACCAAAGCCAGCACAGGATCCAGAATGGATGCTATTCGAAAAATGTATGCGTGGTGATACTAGCGATAATGTGTTTTCTGCGTATCCAGGTGTGCGTACTAAAGGTTCTAAAAATAAAGTCGGTCTTATGGAGGCATTTGCCGATCGGCAGGCTAAAGGATTTAATTGGAATAATCTAATGCTACAGAGATGGACTGATCATAATGGTGCAGAACATCGAGTACTAGAAGACTATCAACGAAATGTACAACTGTGTGATCTTACAGCACAACCTCCAGAAATTAAAGCTAAGATTAAAGAAACAATTGAAGCTAATGCCAAATCTAAAGATGTAACCCAAGTAGGAATTCGTATGCTCAAATTCTGCAACACTTGGGATATGAAAAAGATTGCCGACAATATTCAGCAATACGCAGAACCCTTTCAAGCGAGGTATCAATTATGATTTATCTATTGGTTACTGTAATATGGATTTTTAGTGTTGTTTTTATTTGGTGTTTTATTAAAGGTGCATACAACGGCTGTACAGGTAGTTGTATGCAAGGTCGTAGAAAATGTGATTGCAAGTACGGAGAAAAATAATGGCTACTAAAGAAGAAAAACAAGAACTAATCGAAATTCTTAAATTTACACCACGCACCTACAAGATTAATATGTGGGGATACGGTGGTGAAAAAGTTATGGGTACAGTAGAAGAAGAAGTGTGGAATTACTGTATGGATAATCAAGTCGATTTACAAGATATTGCGTGGAACAGTGAAGCTGCCGAAGATATGGGACTGGACGAAGATAAACTTCCGTTTCCTCCCGGTAGCTGGTATGAGTGTGACGACATGACTCACGTGCATGGAGTTAATCGTGATGCTGGTACATTACAGATTGAAGACGAAAATGGTAATACTGTCTTAGAAAGTCCTATTGATAATTTTAGTGGTGATAATATTGACGACGAAAGTCCAGAGCTTAACTGTTTAGATGAAGCATGGATTGGATCACGAAAAAAAGGTGAAATAGTATTCATCGGAAGCAGTAATGAAAAAGGTACTTTCTTTGAAGGTGAGATTGAGCTTAAAGCACCGTTTGATATTCGAAAACTAACTTTACAGTATGATGAAGTAGATGGTGAGGAAATTATTCACAGTGTTATGTACGACGGTGAAGATATTGACAACTGGGGCGGTAGCACAGATGGCAAGAGCAGTGATTTTGTCATGGTCCGAGTCATCGACGACGAAGGTAACTTTGAACGCTACGAACCTGAAGAAAAAGATTGGGGACATCCTGAGATCGGTCCTAGCCCCGACGACTGGGAAAAGAGTCCTGAATTTAAGTTTGAAAAAGTTAAACCAACGCATATAGGTTGGTACAGGGCAGTTTGGAGTCATTTTGGTACTAGCTACGGCAGCTTATACTGGAACGGTGAATCGTTTGGTGCTTGGTATCTCGGTAAATTTATCCCTCAATCTAATATAGATCGGTGGCAGGGCTATAATTGGGATACTAGTAACTGGGCTAACCGTCCTCCAGAGCCACCCGGTATCACCTGTAGTAACAAGGACTGTGGTTGGGTTGGCCTAAGCGAAGAACGCAAAACAGATGACAATTACGATGATCATTGTCCTAAGTGTGATGGAACAGAATTTAATTGGATCGATTATGATCCAGATACTAAAGAAGGTCGTGCTAATCGTAAGAAGTATTGTATTACTCAAGAAGAAGAAAAACAATTTATTGCAGGTCTTGATACAGCATTAGCAGAGCTTGCTGAAGAAAGTGGAATCAATTAATTAATGGAAATTACTGTAATAGATAATTTTGTCGGAAAATATACCCAAGATTATTTGGAAGACACTCTGCTGTCCTTCGAATTTCCATTGTTTTTGAATCGTAGTACAGTCTTAGGCGGTGTAGATTATATGCAGTTTACAGATAGTAATACTGTTGATATTCCACAATTTATACATAATTTTGTAAAAAACTACAATTTTGTCTCAAATTGGACTAATCTTGTGATTCCCTTGTACTTGCGCCTATGCGAACATTTAAATCAAGATTACGATTTGCTTAGATGTAAGTTTAATTTAAATGTACCTCACCCATCTGTTACAGGTGAAAAATACTATACTCCGCATGTAGATACTGATTTACCAGACAGTATTGTAGGCATATATTATGTCAACGATTCCGATGGTGATACGTTATTCTTTAACAGCGATAAAGAAATTATCAAACGTGTAACGCCAAAAAAAGGAACAATGGTGTGCTTTGATAATACTGTATACCATGCAGGACAATCTCCAATTAGTACAGATGTTCGAGGAGTAATCAATTTTAACTTAATAGCAAAAGGATTAGTATGTTAGAACTTATTTTTTTCTTAGCAGGTATCGCTGTTGGATATAATCTAAAGCATAAACCGGAGCCTGTTATACAAGATCCTGAACTTAAAAATCGAGTCGCTGTGGCGGAAAATCTAAACGAAAGTCTTAAAAGAGATTTGCAGGAAGTCAAAGAAGCGTTATGGAATTTAAAAAATAAAAAGGATGTAAAATGACAGAGTTACACGCAAAGCCAATTGTAGATGGTAAATTTTGGATCGTAGAACAAGACGGTACTAAAGTTGCTACTCTACATAAAAAAGAAAACAATAAATTTATTTTAAGCAGTACTAATGGTGAAGTCATGTTTAATCGTAAACAGGATTTAACTAGACAGTTCGGTGATAATTTTTTCTTAACTAGTACTAAGATTAAAGTTACTCAACCTGATGCATATGAGTGTCACGGGTATCCGACCAGCAGCCGACCATTTAATGCCATGTATGATGTTCGACGCAAACTTCCATTGTTTACTAAAAGTAATGCTAGTAAGAGTTTATATTGCGCAGGTTATTATGTAATTAAATTTGACAAGGGATGGGTTAAGAGTTTTTGTCCGAAGGCAATTACTATCGAACGTTATCCAAGCAAAGGACCATTTAAGTCTGAAATCGAAATGAAGGCAGTATTATCAAATGCAAAATCAGATTAATTTAACCCCTATTACACAATTTACTCAAATACTTAGAAGTGCTGAACTAAGTCAAAGTAAAGAAGTTAAACTGCCCATTCAACAGGCTAGACTGCTAAGTTTAGCATTGATCGAAATACAAGATAAATTACTACAAGATTACGAAACTATGTATAATGCTATCAAAGGGCAGATACAAACAGAAGTTGTCAATGTAAATATGGATGGTGGTGGGTTCGAAGAGAACAAATAAAGGATAAATATATACGTATATTATTTGGATACGTATATTATGAGTCGACCAAAACCAGCCGTAATTCTTGAGCATGTTAACAAGAAAACCTATAAAGCAGAACAGATCCTAGAAGCAGAAGCCATCTGGGCTGTATTCTATAAGAACGCACCTTTTAATCTCAAATCTTTTAATAGTTTGACCAGCTATCCTGGACCAAAATATAAAAAAGTAAGTTTTTCAAATCCTGGCCACGCACATAATCTTGCCAAGAAGCTCAATCTAACTTTTGGATGCGAAGATTTCCAAGTGGTTAAATTGACTCAAGGCACGATTGTGAAATGATAACTCGAGACGCATATACCAAAATTTTCCTCCAGCAGTGGGGTAAGACAGTTGATGAAACTAATCTTAATCTATACGGGCGTCAGTGGTGGCAATCAAATCGAGTCAACAAGCAGAACGCATTTCGACTAAGTGATGAAGGATTTGAGTTTTTGGTAAATGAATTGGAACTTAAATCTTATGAAATACCATTTACCGAACCGATTGAACTAAGTCCCCAAACTATAATATTTTTAGAAAGATATGTAGACTGTCCATATTATCTAACTGTGGAAAGTATCAGTGTGTTTACTGAGCGTAAAAGTTTTGAATTGATGTTGTTTTCAGACGACATACGCAAATTTGGCCTAATTAAAGCTATGAATGAGCGTGAAAAAGAACTAGCTAATAAAGATAGTGATTGACAACTATTGCCTATCAATGTATAATTGTATACATCAAGTAGCAATTATCGACACATATTTTACAGATAGGAAGAAAAATGGCAGAGTTAGTTAGTCGCACAGTAGGTCCAAAAAATGCTAAAAAGTCTTTGCGTAAGGCTTTTAAAAATCAACGTCCAATCTTCCTATGGGGTCCTCCAGGAATTGGTAAATCCGATATTATCAAACAACTTGGTACTGAGCTCGATGCTCATGTAATCGATGTACGTTTGAGCTTGTGGG